ATCCCGTGGAACAATTCTTCAGCCAGATAGGCATCGGCATCTTCTTGGATCTCGCCGAACCGGTCTGTGATGTTTTGCTGAACGCCTTTGAGAACGGTGAACTTATCGGCAATCTTGCTGATCATCTTGCGCAGCAGCGTATCGCTGGGAGCGCCAAATGGTTCAGGGTCAAGATCAGGGACATCGGCGCGACTGAAGCGTGCGCCGGGAGGCAGGCTGTCGCTTCCAGACTGATCAAAACGTGACGCCTGCACGGGCTCAATATCGAAACGTGAAGGCTGCTCAAATCCGCCGCGCTCCACTGTGCGCCGGGCGCCGTGAATCAGGTTCACGATGTCATCAAGCGTAAACTCCAGCTTAAAGCCGAGCTTGCGCAAGCCGTTGCGGATAATGGCTACTGCACGCTGAACCAGCGTCTGCCCCCGGTTCTGTTCGGCCAGATGGGCAATCAGTTCCTCGGCAATTTCGTGTCGATGCTCCTTGTTGTTCACATCGAACGAACCATCCGGAAAGTATCGGCGGATAATGAAATCGGCGCGGGTTTTGCCGCCATGGGCAGCCCAGATCTGATTCAACACTGGCTCCAGATCCTTACCGAGCATCTTGCGCAGACCATAGTGCCCGACCACCTCATGCAGCAGAACCTGCTCCATGCGCATCCGGTCTGGGATTCTGGATGCCAGCAGGTAAACCGTGTTATTCCAGAACGCCCCGCGCATGTTGTGCTCGGCAGCCTTCATTCGGATGCTTGCCTGTAGCCCCGGCGGAAACTGGCTGATATCGTCCCGGATAATTACATCTGGCGCGCCCTTCCAGTTTCGCATCAACTCATTGCGGATCTGTTCTGCCTGTTCAACGGTCAGCGAGTCATCAAGAGGCTCAGGGGCTCTGCGATAGCTCTCTCGAGAAAGCCGGACATCACTAACTGAGGATGGAAGATCGGCGCCGGTAATCTGTGCAGCTTTGTAAAGCGCTTGATTGCTCAGCTTACGACGCCATGCCGTTTCGCTTGGGGCCCAGCGGAATCCGGCAGTTTTGAGCTCCTGGCGAACACCGGCGGACGGCTTATCGTTGTGAGCAATGCGCACGTACCCGCCTTCGTAATCAACTTCAACCGTGCCACCACTAAACTCTGCAACCACTGCTCCGCCAACCAATTCGGACGTTTCTTTCCGGGCCTCCATGTCTTGAATGCGCTGCTTTACTCGACGGATCTCGGCGTTGTTGTTGGACAGCGCGTAGGATGGAAAGCCGATGCGTCCGGCAAAATCCGGCTTGAGCAACTCCGTTGCCTGGCCCTCGGTCAGCCCGGACTCGCTCTGCAGTTGCTCAAGCTTCTGCTCATCGGAGAGCTTTTTGCTCTTAGCAATTTTGTTGGCAGCCTTCATGGTCTCCTGGGTTTGCTCCAGCTTGGCCAACTTCGACTGGAGCTTACCCAGTGCATCCCTGTCGGTAGATGAAATAGCAGCGCTCTCAGGAGAAAGCGTTTTCCGGATGCTGGCCTGGGCCTTCTTCCGCCAATCCAGAAACTCATCCAGCCGTTTGCGCTCAGTGTCGAGGCGCTTTTGATTTCGAGAAACCGGGAAGTTTGAGCCGCCGGTAATCATGCTGCTCATGGTTCTGCCTTTCGCGGCCAGAACCGCGCCATTGTGCTTGAGGTAACCCTGCTTGTATCGCGACAACTCAGCTTCCAAAGCTGATTTCTTTTCATCTGTATTCGCAAGTTCGCTCATGCGCTCATAAAGGCCGATCATCTCTTTCAGGTATTCCATTTGCTCCTGCACAGCTCGATCATCAGGGCTATAGGAAATACCTCTGTAAGCGCTCTCTGCCGCCTCAAAGGAAATGTCGTTTGGTGATACCGAAATAGGCAGTGTCTTGGCCTGCTCGGCCAACTTGTCCAATTCCTGTAGCAGCTCTGGCTTTCCGCGGCGAGCGCGAGGCTTAGCGACCGGCTTCGTCGTGTCGCCATCCCGCACCCATGCCTTAAATTCATCCATGGCCATGCGGGTGATTGGGCCAACTTTCCAGCCAGAACTGTAATTGTCCTTGTAACCCTTGCGGGCCTGCATCTGGTTCTTGAACCCGAGCAACACCTTATGCTCGTCAAAAGTGCCATCTGCGTTCACTTGATCAACAATGAACACAGCATCGCTGTCGAGATCCGGGCCAACAAATACGTCCACATGCTCACCATCAGCGCCCTTGGTGCGCTTGAGGTAACCATAATGGTGAGCCATGGTCACAGACCATTCGTTGCCATCAGGATCAGTGCCGGAGCGGGTGGAGCCTCGCGGGTTCTCCAGGGTGATATCCAGCCCCTGAACGGTAACGTGACCTTTCTTGTAGTTCCCGGCTTCAATCTGGGATTCGGTGGGGTTCTGATCGACTTCAGCGGCCGCTTGCACCACCTTCTCTGAGGTCTGGCTGGCGACAAACATATCATCCTGCCCGGCAGCCATGGCTACATCGGCAGTACGATCAGAGCCGGTCAAGGTGAAGCCGTCTACCTGTTCATCGGCGGCGGCGCGCTGTTCTTCCTCGCGCTTTTGTCGGGCTTCGGTTTGCTGGGCTTCTTCGCGAGCGCGAGCCTGCTCGACCAACTGTTCTTCGGTCTGGGTTTCGAGGTCGAGAGAGGGGGTTACTTCGTCTTGCTGGCTCTCAGGTTGTCTTCCTTGATCTGCTCCAGCGGTGTCTGGCTCAGATACTGGTTCACTTGCTCCGGGCTCTTGCCCTGGCTCAGAAGCCGGTTCGCGGCTCTGTGGTGCGCCAGTCGGTCGGCTGACGGCTGCATCTGCTCCCGCTTCATAATTCATCAACTCCTGCTTGAGTTCGGCCACCACTTTCGAGCGGTTTTCACCATCATACACCCGGCGTGCCGCCCGGTTCACCATTTCATTCAGCGCCGGCGTGGTGGTCACGCGACTGATCAAATCCAGCGTGCGGGCGCTTTGTTGGGTGATGGATTCGTTGGCTTCGGTAGCAATCTGGTTGCCGGCACTGGTGGCACGGTCGGCGTTGTCGTTCAAGCTCTTAAACAGGCGCTTATCCGAGTTCAGGCGCTGGCGTAGCGAATCCAGAACCTTCAGTCGATCCTGCATCAGCGAGACTTCTTGCGGGTCATCACCAAACAGGCCGCCCTGCTCGCCTTGGGCTTCGGCAAATTCAGCCGCCCGGATTTCATTGATCAGGAGTTGGCGCTGGTATTCCGTGCCTGGCTGAACCTTCTGGAAGGCATCGGCGGCAGCTTCCTGTTGCCCTTGCTCGGTGAATGCACTGCCAATAGCGGCGCCATCTTTTTCATTCAGCTGACCGGCGGTAACCATGCCGAATACATTGTCGGACAATTTTGACAGAGATTCGCCGTCACGCACCACCTGACTGTTGGGCAGGTTGAAGGTGTCGCGCACCTCGCTAGTGGGCACCTCGCTATCCCGGAACACCTTGGCCACGTCAATCGGCTCGGCCTTATTGTCCGCGATATTGTTCATGGCCGCGTCTACGCGGGCCGCGCTTACGTCCACGCCATCGGCCTCATCAATGATCTGGGCGTTGATTTCCGGTTGGCCCAGGCGCTTGGCCAGGTCTACCCGGTGATGGCCATCCGCCACGTACAGACTGCCATCCTTGCGACGATGCAGCAGAACCGAACCGGCTCGGCGATCATCCCACTTCTTGACGCCAGACAGGCGCTGATCCACGCCCTTTTCATTTACCCGGGTGCGGAACTGGTATTGCTCTGGATCCACCTTGATCTGATCAACGGGTACGCGGAACACGCCAGTACCGCTTTCTGACAGGAATTCCTCGGCGCTTGGCTTGGGTGTGGGCCGTGGCTGCTCTGGCTGCGTGAATGCGTCCACCGGCTCGCCTGAAACCGTGGTCTCCAGGCGTGCGCCATCCCTGAAGATATTGGTCTGATCATTGGCCCACTCAGGGCGCCCCGGGTAATCGGCCGAGGGGGCGTTGTCGTCAGATGGCAGTGCTTCACCTTCTGGCTCAGCTGCTGCAACTGGTTCGTCTACCACCTCGTCATTGATGATGGGCGGCGCCACTTCATCCTCAACGGCCTCACTTTGGCGACGGTTGCGGATCTCGTTCACGGCTGCACCGGCAGTGCCGGCGGTTGTGCCGTATACACCACCAGCCACGGCGCCAGCCGCGCCACGGTCCAGCGCTTCCCATACCGACATAGCGGCATCGGTGCCCAGCTTTTCGCCCAGATATTCAATGATGCCTTCTTGCAGAAATTCGGTGCCAGCCTCTTTCGCCCCAGCCTTCGCGCCCTCTTTGGCCATTTTACCAATGCCGGCTTTGAGCGCTTCCTTGCCCAGCGTTTCGGCGCCGGCCTGAGTAATCCCAGATGCACCCATTCGCTCCAGAATGGCAGAACCCAGCGCGAACGGAGCAGCCTCGGCCACATCCACCAGCTCGGCGCCTTCCTTGCCCTTATTGCGGGCGCGTTCCTCGCCGATCTCCCCGGACCGGGCCATGATATACCCGGGCAGGTTCGCCATGGCGGCAAACATATCCGGGATGGACTTCACGCCCTGTTCGGCGCCATATGCCAGAACCTCGCCCCACGCACTACCGCTGAGCGCGCCACCTTCGCCGAACTCCTGCTTGACGCTTTCCCAGGTGTGTTCGGGCACGTACCCGGCGTCGAAGTTAGCCCAGTAATCGGCAGCGGCTTTCAGGGGCTCGTCGCCACCTTGCTCGGCTCGCCACCGCTGGTATTCCTTGGGGTTCTTGTAATCCGGGATCAAGCCATCTTCCCAGACCAGACCACCCAACGGGTATTCCTGTTCCGCCTGCTCTGCCATGGCATTACCGGCTGTGAACAACCCGCCCAGCAGCTGGCCACCACGCTCAACCGCACCGCGCCCCATGTTCATGGATGGTGCAGGCTCTGTGGATGTGGTGGCAGGCTCAGGGTCTGACGCCGTCAAAAAGGCCTCGGCAGATCCGAGCTTTTGCACCGGCTCGTTATCCGTGGATTCTTCCAGGAAGGCTTCTGCGCGCATTATTCAAACCCCAGGTTCTGGAGAGCGGAAACGGCTTGTTCCTTGCTGATCTTGCCTGCACGGAAATCAGCCCGGATCTGTTCAGCGTTTTTCGTCACCGTTTGCGCCTTGGCCTCGGTCGGCGGCGTACCATCACGGTTCACGCGCCCCGCGTAGCTGCCATCCTCGCGGGCAACAGCGGAGCCATCAGGCGGCAGCACTTCGGATTCAGCGCCGGTAAGCTCGAGTCCTCGGGCCTGATCTTGTTGTTGCGGTTGATCGCCGGTACCGCGAGTGCGGGCCTTGATCATGGCCAGGGTGTCGATGGCTTGCTCTCGCAACTGGTCTGGCGAACGGTAGCCCTCATCACCCGGGAAGATGCCCGAGGATTCCTGGAACTTCATTTCTTGCGTCACAAAATCATTCACGAAGCGGGCCGGGTCGGTCCGGCTCTCGTTTACGCGATTGAATGCAACGTCAAGATTCGGAGCCAGCCCGTTCTCAACCATCCATTCAGCGGTCTGCACATCGGCAGGCGCTTTTCCTGATCCTCGCCCGCCACGCTGTTCAGGCGTTCGGAAGTCACCCATGGCCTCGCCAGTTTCTGGGTTGACCAACTGGCCATTGATGTTGATGCCCTTGGTTTTCGTCGGCGTCTTGCCCGTCAGAGCGGACAATACCTTGGTCGCGGTCGCCTGCGCTTCGGGCGTGCGGAAGGCATTACGCAGCATCCGGTACCCCTGAACCTGATTTACCAGGGCCTCGACCGGCGTTTGCAGAACCTCGTCGTCACCTTCAACGCCCCGGTTTTTGGTCATGGGTGCGTTGTACTTGGTGCCGTCTTCCTTCTCGATTTCCAGATCCAGCGCAACGGTGCCCTGCTCCTGACCGGGATACAGGCCGGCAATGCGCTTACGGCCGCCCTCACCCCGATTAATGCGGTGACTCCACAACTGGTTCATAGCCTCGATCGCTTCCGGGTCATTCGGCCCCATCGGGCTCTCTGGATCGATCACCGACTGCGCCACTTCAATGGATTTATCCGTGCGGGGGTCCAGGGCTGGCCAGAACTGCGGGTGCTCTTTCAGCCAGCCGATTTCATCCTCGGTCGGCTCAACGCCCTGCGCAATCTTGCCCAGCACGAAGGTGGCTTTCTCTTTTGCCTGTTCTGCGCCATGCCGCTCCTTCTGCATGTCGAAGGCTTCTTCCTGAAGCCCCAGCCGCTTGTCCGCCCGTTCGTTCTGAGCCTGCCGGTTGTAATAGGTGTCCATGAGGCCGAAGCCCTGCATGGCACCATCCACAAATCCGCGTGTATCCAGTCCAGCCATGAGGCCCCCTTAAAAAATCTCAGAAAGAACGTAACCGGCACCGGCGCCAATAAAGGCGCCCACCGGGCCACCAGCCATCATGCCGATAGCTGCCCCGGCACCAATGCCGCTCATGGTCTGCTGACGGTCGGCCTGCTTCATGGCTTCCTCGGCGCGCCTCTGCTGGCGCTGCTGTCCTGCCAGGTCGCCCAACCCCTGCATAGCCTCGCCTTCCATTTGCTTGCCAAGCTGTAGAAGTCCGTAGCTCATTGGTTCATCACTCTGTCAGGAATATTGGAAAGCCCCATACCGCCAGCCAGGATGGCCTGCTGACGATCCAGTGCAGAAATCCGTGCCTCATTACCAGCGCTGACCGTGGCTGCGCTGCGCCCGATCTTCATGGCGCGGTCCCGGGCTTCAAGTTGCGCAGGTGTCAGGGCCACGCCATACCGCTGCCGGTTCTGGTTGTTGACCGTCTCGGCGGAATCAAAAGCCAGGCCAACCGCATCCTTTGCCTGGGTGGCGGCATTGAGCGCCGCATTTGGGTCGGTGGCCTCGGCGGCCAGTTGCTCAACGCGCGGGAGATACCGCGCTTTCCAGTCTTCCCATTGCGCTCGGCTCAGTTGGCCGAGCAGTGTTGAGGCGCCCTGCTTACCAGAGAACGCCTGCCCCGGATCGACAAGCATCAGTAACCTCCTGCGTAGTCGTAGAACCCGCCGGTACTGTCATCCAGACCGAAGTTATTGGGTGAGGTATCAAGCCCGGTAGGCGCCTTATAGCCGGCATCTGCAGCAGGCTTGAACCAGTCGTTCTGCATGCCGTATCTGGTGCCAGCCCCGGCCACCGTACCGATCAGCTGCAGGTTGGCTGAGCGGCGATTGAATTTCTGTGTTGCCTCGCTGATGGCGTCCGAGGCCGATTCTTGTGCAAGGCCGGATAGTCCTGCCTGTGCCCGGCCAGATTGCCCTTGGCCAATGGCGACCACGTTCTGCAGGCCCAGAATCTTCTGATTGTCCTGCTCAAACTGGGCCCGGCCCAGCGTCTCGCCGCCACTGTCCGCCACATCCAGCGATAGCCCGGTCATTTCGCCCTGAAAGCGTCCGCTACTGGGATCAATGCCAGCCTTCGCCATGCCCTTGGCATATCCGTCCTGAGCATCCCCAAGCGCCTGGGTTTGCGCCTGCATGGTGCGCCCACGGATATAGGACATGTTCTGCTCGGAATCCATCTGCTCCACGGAAGCCATGTACTTGTCTTCCAGGGGCGCCAGTTTCTCCTGCGCCAGATTCCATTTCTCGGCCGCCACCTGAGCCAGATATTTCTGCTCCGGCGTGTCCTTGATGTCGTTGTCGCCGCCGCCTTTGCTCATGTCAGTCTCCTGATATACCGCTGGCCAATGCGTTGCCAGTCACGAAAAACGCGCCGGTACCCCGGGCGGTCAGATTCAAATTCAAGATGATGCGCGCCAATGTCCCGGGCCAGTGCCTCGATGGCCGGCAGATACTTCGGGATAGCGTTGCCGCCCTCGGCGTAGGCGGCCCAGATCAGCACGCGAGGGGTTTGGTCGTGGATGGGTAGAAGGATGAAAAAGCCCACCGGGATAAGGAACAGGAAAGCTTCACGGCGCTCAAGGCGAGCGCGCACAAGATCCGGGCTCAGATCGGGCGCCGCCTTTTGTCGGACAATCTCAAGCCCTGGCAGCAGCGATTCCCAGACGCCAGCAATGGAGGCCGCCGGAATGGGCGTCACGCTCGGGCGTTGTTGGCTTGCGGCTGACTGCATTCATCCTGCCCTACAATCGTATTGTCTGACGCAATTCTACCATCCTCTGTCTGGGTAAGCACCCAAACTGCATACACCACATCGGACCGGAAACTGGATTTGCAGTGATCGTCCTGCCAGAAGAACAGGCGGTTGATCACCTTTCTGGCCGTGCACCAGCGAGGCAGATCCTGATTCAGATGACACCGGGCCGATACGGTCATATCAGGGTTGCCTTTCAGCAGCCAGCAGTTGAGCCCTTGGGAGATCCACGTGGCAATACCGCCAAACCAGTCGCGCATGGTTTATTCCTCAAGCCAGAATGAAAGGTCAGCCAGCTGTGCCGGTGTCGGCGCTGGGCTCATTTGCCGGAACTGCTCGGCTTTCACATGGAGGATGGCGCCACGGGCGGCGCGGTTGGTTTTCACCTCGGCGTACACCTGCTCAAGCTCGACCTTGGTGAGTTGAATGAATGTGTTGTCTGCCCGCTTCCAGGTAAGCTTCCCTTCCTGCAGCGTGGGCAGGCTGTCAAACAGCTCGATGGAGCCTGCCATTCTGGCATCGCTGCGCTCGTCGCAGTCGAACACGCCAAAGCTGGTGGTCACCGGGGCGGTTTCGTGGGTGTCCCGCCAGTGCTTAATCTGTTCCCATGACGCGGGCCGGTGATCCGGGTTAAGTTGCAGCGACCGCTTCAATGGCCACCTCCTGTCTGAGATAGGGCACGGCGTCAAAAGTTAGAATGTAGGTGCCGGGTAGGTCCACGGCAAAGCGCACTTCGCCATCGGTCACTTCATCGGTCTGACCATCTGGCCACTCAACGCTGGTGCCCGTCGGGACGTTGCCGATCACGCACTCGTCTACACCGTCGGCGGCAATCTGTGGGTTGGTCATTTGCAGGTTGAGCGGTTGCTTCGGCAAAACTTCGCCGGCTGCTATATAGCTGTTAGAGTCTGTAACAGTTTCAGGGACTTCGATTGCAGGACGTTCAGTTGTGCCTTGCAGCTTCCCCATGCTTTTAGGGCAAGACACTATTCCTGTTATAAGTCCCCTGGAATCATATACCGCAAAATGGCTTATCATCTTTTTGCTCCAATTACAGCAATACTGCCGACAACGCTCATGGACGAGCCGTTTATCTGTCGTGCCTGAATTGCTACAGAGAAAACGCCTTTAGGCAAAGAAACATAAGCAGATATTGGCGCAATATCTGGTGCCTGCATGGTCTCGACAGGAGTACCGTTCACGACGGCGCGAGCTTCTACTGTTATGGTGGCTTGGCCAAAAGCGCTGGTTACTCTGACAAACCCCGTAAGAATCCCACCTATTGCGTCATCTGTGTTGTTGTTAAAGTTAAAGGAAGCCACAGTAGTAAAGGACGAGCCAATAGCCAGAGGCTGCTGTCTTCGAGCGCCTGCAGGGATTGTCACTGCCTGCCCTTTGAGTTGCAAGGTATCGACGTATGCGTCACCAGTGAAAATCTGGTTTCCGTTGATTAGTGTTGTGCCGGGCCGAACCCATTGATCTACTCGCTGAGCCGCAGTCTGAGCGTTTTCTGCGTAGCTCAAAAGTTGGCCGAAGTCCCTGTTTGTTCCGCCAATCTGAAGCGTAGAAGCGATGTAGCCAGAGTCTGCTTCAATGTGGCCGCGAAAGGTGGCGTTATTGAACTCGGCGCTACCGTTCCGGCTTATCCTCCATCCGGTTGAGCCCGCCGCAAAAGGAACTGACCGAACTTCGTTTGCAATGTTCAGCTCCCAAATATCCGCAATATCGATCTTGGCGCCGTTGATGGTGGCGTCTTTGATCTTGGCGCCCGTAATGACCGCATCCTTGATCATTGCGTTGGTAATCGTGGCATCAGGGATGTAGGCCGGCACGTTGATCGCAAACCGGCGCTGACCTTCCACGGTGGCATAACCAAACACAAACTGCGTATTCCGCAGCGCGGCCATGCTGGCGTAATTGGTATCGGGGTTGAACGCGGTAATGGACTGTCCCGGGTCGATGAAATACACCGAATCGGAAGCCACCACAAAACTGGTCACGCCGTTGTCGTTGGCCAGACCAATGCCGGCCACGCGGCCATTTACATCCAGCTTGACGGTGTACTGCGCACTCAGCACCGCCACATCGTTCGCAATGCCCTGCACGGCAGACACTTCCGCCTTGGTCTGGATGGCGGCAGAGTTGTCGTTAACAGTGGCTTCCAGCTGGGTTAGGTTTTGGGCGGTGGCCGTTACCTCCCCCTCCACGTCTTCCACGCGAGTGGTCAGGCTGTTAATCGCTGCCGCATTGCCATCCACATCCAGGTTCTGCACGTCGTTTTGCAACTGGGTGATGGCGCTGCCTTGACTGGTGATCGTGCCTTCGGCGCTGGTCACACGGTTATCCAGAAGATTCAGTGCGCCGGCGTTGGCGGTGACCTCACCATCCAGCGTGTTCAGGCTGTTGTTCAGGTTAGTCAGGGCGGTGCCCTGAGAGCTGATGGTACCCTCGGCGCTGGTTACCCGGCTGTCCAACGAGTTAATAGCCCCGCTGTTCAGGGTAATGTCACCCTCAGCAATCGTCAGACTGTTTTGCAACTGGGTAATGTCGGTCGATTGCGACGAAACCACGCCATCCAGGTCGCTGACTTCGGTTTGTAGCGAGTTAATAGCGTCGGCGTTGCTCGTTACGTTGCCGTTGGTGGTAGTCAGGCTGTTGTTCAAAGTCGTAATGTCGCCGGACAAACTGACGATGCCGTTCTCGGTCGCCGTCACTCGGGTGCCCAGCGAGCTGATCGCGTTGGCATTGCCGGTTATATTGCCTTCCGCCGTGCTCAAGTCGGACTGCAGCAGCGTAATGTCGCCCGCCTGAGAAATCAGCTCACCTTCGGCGGCGGTTACGCGCACGTCCAGCGAGTTGACCGCCGAAGCGTTGGCCGACACTGCATCGGCAATGCTCTGGTAATCTGGCTGCGGGCTGTAATAGGTGGCGTTCGGCGGGGTGGCGTTCGGTGGGGTCTGCGCGGCAATAACCTCATACACCACGCTGTCGTATCGGAACAGGTTGCCCACAGTGTAGCTGGCGTTGGCGTCGAACGGGCCAATGTTAATGTCGTTCAGGGTGGCTTGCAGGGCGCTGATCTGCCCGGCTTGCGCCGAAATATCGCCCTCGTTCGCCAGCACGCGGGTATCCAGGCCGCTGATCGCATTGGCGTTGGCGATCAGATCGCCGTTTACTGTTATCAGCGTGGCTTGCAGGCTGGTAATGTCCTGCTCGTGGTCAGCCAGCGTGCCCTCGGCGGTATCAATTCGGGGGCCATAGTTATCCAGAATGTCCTGCATGGACGGAATCTGAATGGCGTGATTACCAACGGTATCCTCAAGGGTCGGGATACGGAGGCCGTGATCGTCAATCGTATTCTGAATCGTCGGAATTGACTGAATCGGCGTCAGCAGATCGTTGGCCAACTCGCTCTCACTGATCTGCCCTTCAATCTGCTCAATGATGTATTCGGGCGTGAGAATGGTGGTGACCGACGTGCCGGCGGCATCGTTTATCGGCCCCTCAACATCGCTCGTTGAGGTGAACGAAATCCAGTAGTAATAGGTTTTCTGGCTGGCGTCGGCGCGCACGTTGTCGATGTAGAACATGCCCGGCTCTTGGCCGATGCGCTCCGCGTTGGCGAAGTTGTCCGACTCTGCCCGGTAGATATTGGTCAGAGCATGATTGCTGTAGAGGCGCTGAGGCGTCTCCCAGGTCAGGAACACCTCACCATCAAAGGCAGCCACTGCCTCAAAGCCCACCGGTTTTGGGGGCGTGGACAGATCGGGTGCGCCGGTACCGGGTTGCAAAGCGCCAGGGTTTGACGGCGGCAAGCCGTTACGCAAGCGGCCAATGCCGCTGTCCAGAAGATCCCGCAGCGTCAACTTCCGGTCAAGCGGATTACCGCGGACGCCCTCGCCCGTTTCAATGATCTCAGCAATGGCCGACACCAGCGGGCGCAGTTCGGCCGATACCTTGGGCGAAACCGGCGGCAGAGTGCGGCGGCGCTTTGTCGTCATTACACAAGCTCCACAGGGCTGGTGGCCAGTTGCACAGAACGGATTTCAGCGGTGGCCTGCAATTCGATTTCCCACTCTCGATGCAGCGAGAAACCGGCAGGCATCCGGAACATGGCAGCGGACGGAATGGCGAAATCCAGCACGGTCTGGCTGTCCGCGTACACCAGCAGGCGCACCGGGTAGCTGTCGGCAATGACCTGTCCGCACGTAAAGGCAGCAGAGCCCGGCGGCAACTCATGCACGCGAGAGCGCCAGGTGTAGGTCAACGGTGTGCCTTTGTCCCATTGCGCGATATTTGCGCCCTGAATCAGATACAGGATGTCCTCGGCGATGTCGTAATAGCCGCCATCGGCCTGCACATCGAAGAACTCAATGCCCACGCCCGGCGTGAATCGGAACGAACCCCCGCTGTAAAAGCCAAGGTACGCCCCGTCATACCGGTAGCCGTGGATGGTTTCGGGGTTCAGGGCCTGCCACTGATCGCGGGTGAGTGTATTGGCGGTAATCACCTGAGCCTCGGCGCCACCAATGGCTACCAGGCCGTCATAGCCGGCATAGATGGCGTACCCGCCCATATCCACCATGGAACGCTTGGCAATGCACGGCTGGTTAACGTCCAGCTCCATCTGCGCCATCGCCTCCGGGGATGAGCCGGTCACCAGCCAGGGCTGGCCGGTCGTGGTCACCACAAGCCCGCCGCTCACGGCCGCAATGGCAACAATCGGATCCGCAAACGCCAGCTGGTAACTGACCGGCCATGCATGCGGCAAGTACGGCTCACTGAAGGCCAGTGTGTTGCCGAAGAAGCCGGCGAGGATGCCGCCAGGCAACGCCGTGAGGCCGGTCATGTTCGGGTCCGGACCATCCCAGAGCGTGCTGGCCAGTGTGAGGCCCAGCGCTTCGGACAGGACGTTATCGGTGTATGTCGCCGTGGCAGCGGTCAACTCGGCTACCAACTGGTACAGGCCGCCGCTTTCCACGCGATACAGGCGTTTCTTGGTGATGTTGTAATCGCCCGCCGGCACCGAGGGCAGTGTAATGTCCAGGTGACCATTGGCGGGTGCGCCACTGACGGCATCCCAGCGCAGCGCAGTACCGGACGGATCCGAAGGCGGGCCTTCTTCACCGTACTCGGTCACCATGGTCACCACGTAACTGACCTCGACCGCGGTATCCGGTACCTCGGTACGGCCAGACGGCACGGCGATGACCGGTGAGGATTGCGGTGCAGGCACGCCAAGTTCGTACCAGTCGGACGGATACGGACCTGCCCCGCCGGTGGCAATGGCAATCGTGCTCATCTTCGGGGAGCCCTGCCCGGTCCAGTACACCCGGGCATAGGCATCGTTGGCGACCGGTGAGCGCACAACGTCAATATCGTACTGACTGCCCCAAGAGAACCAGAAGCCGGCACCGGCGTTACCCTGGTCGTATCGCCACAGATTCGCGGGATTGATGGTTGCGGGGAGTTGATCGGCAATCAGGGTGTCGCGCTGGGGGCGAAGGGTGCCGCGCCGCAAATCCAGATTGCGGGCAATCTGCGCGTTGTTTTCCGGCAATAGCCGGGCATCGAGGATCGGCAGTTCACCTCGGAATGCTGCGTGCTGGAGCTTCATGCGCGGATCTCGTCAGAGAAAGGGGCGGGGTCGAACACGGGCGCCACCACGGGCGTGACCGTGACTGGCTGCCTGCTTGGCGTCGTGAATGCCGGACAGATATTGCGTGTGGTAGTAGGCCGCCATGCCCGGATCTTTCCAGGGCTGCGGCATCATCAGCAGGCGCCAGCGGGCGCCGTCACCGATAGGGTCTGCCCAGTTGTTCAGCAGGGCTTCGGCCAGCGGGTCCGTGGTCGTCGGGCGACAGGCCAGCTCCCCGGTCAGGTTGTCCCGGTCCGGCTTGCGCAGCATTTCAATGCGGCCAGGGTCGGGCTGCACGTAATCCACGCCCAGACGCAGCACGCGATCCCCGGCTTTCAGGGAGCGAATGCGCAACGGCTCGGCATCCTCCGGCACGATCAGTTGCGGGTAGTTGCTGCGGGCCGCCACCACCACGTAGCCGCGGTGAATCCAGGCATCTGCCTCCTGGCAGAATTCCCGGGCCATGCGCTTGATCTGGTCGCGCACGGTCGCTCGGGGCGCTTCCGGAATGTCCAGCAGCACCTGATCAATCAGCTCATCCTGCGTCATGCATTACCTCCCGGGGGATTGGCTGAGGTGTCCGGACTGTTGGGCGAGGCCATCTGATCGGATTGCGCCTTGCCGGTGATCTGGGACAGATACTGATTGAGGTGCAGTTGCGCCCGGTTCAGGTTGGCGCCCGTCTGCGCGTCCTTGCTGAACGCGCGGTACAGCATGTAATCCACGGCAGCCGGCACATAGGCCGCATCCAGCCTGAAAGGCTCCTGACCGAACGCGCTGTAATCCTGCGCGACATCGTGCGACTCGGGCACCTTGGCGTACAGGATCTCAACCGCCGCACCCACCGCCGCCGGCGGATACACGTAGAAATGGCGCGGGTCCAACTCATCGAACACGAAGCGCTCAATCTCCGTGGTCGCTTCATCGCTGTGCCAGGTGCGCCGCACGGTATCCAGCTCCCGTCGCGTGGCCACGAACACGGGCGGCATCTTGCCAACGGTGTTGCGGATCACATCCAGCAGGCGCTCGCCGCCATCTGGAATGGTCTGTTTCGTGCCGGCAACCAGTTGCAGTTCCTCGTTGACCACGGAAACTGAAGGCTTGAGGGCCACCGCTGCCGCGTAAAACTCGTTGAGCCAGTCGCCCAGCTCTGCATTGGTCCAGCGAATACCCTCTGCGCCAATCTCTTGCAGAATGCGTTTCGCCCGATCAATGGGCGTTGCAACGGTGACAGCCATGGCTTACCCCACTTCTTCCATGTGGCTGTATTTCGCCATTTCCGGCGTCCAGGGAATCAAGCGGCCGGTGCGCTTGTTGCGCCCCAACTTGCCCTTGTAGCCAGTGGTTTCGGGCTGTTTCACGGGCTGCGGCTCAGGCGCTGGCGCTTGAGGTTCTTGCGGCTCGCTCGCGGGCTCTGGCTGGGTTTCAGTTTCAGTCTCGGCCTGCGGTTCGCCGGCTGGCTCGCCTGCCACTTCCGGCTCGGATGCAGGTTCGGGCTCGCCACCCTGTTCCTGTGCGTTCAGGCGATCTTCGGCATAGCCCAGCAACTTGGCACGAATCACCTCCTTGTTTTCGCGCTTGTCCACATTGATATCCAAGTGCTCAATGCCCAGCGCCTCCAGATCATCCTTGGTCCGGGCCTTGGTGATCTTGTCGATCAGTACCGTCATGTCCATTGGATTACTCCGTCAGGAACAAGAAAACCGCCCCGTAGGGCGGTTCTCAGGTGGGTTTAGCCGCGCTCGGCGTACAGGTGGCCGATGGCGTTCGGGTCGATGACTTTGCGGCCATAGACGTTCAGGCCACGGATCAGCTTGCCGAAGTCTTGCGGGTTCGGCAGCGTTTCCATGTTGGTCATCTGACTGGCGAAGGTCAGCGCCTTCTTGTGACCAAAGATCACGTTGGTGGCCGGACGGGTGGTGGTGCCATCAACAACCGTGTTCAGGTTGTTGGACACGTACACAGTGAAGCGATCCAGCTCGCCCACCTTGCCATTGCGGTAAACGCTGGTCGCGTCACCCATGGCGCTGGCGTCGCGCAGATCGGACTTCTTGAGCATGCCGTTCATCCACGCCGGGATGACGATGTACCGCCCGGTGTTCGGGCAGTCCTGCTCGTCCAGTGCCACGCCGGCATCAACAATCACATCCATGATGTTGGCCTTGGTGACGGCTACCGGCGCGCCGGCTTCGCCCAGGTTGATGGAGCCAGACTGGGCACCAGCAGCTGCACCGGCATTCTCCGGGGCCGCCTCGGTGTACGCGTAGGCGTTCACATCGGTGTCGATCTTGATGGACATTTGCTGACCACCATCGTCAGACCAGTTGTCCATCAGCTTGATGTCGGACTGGTAGGCGTCCACATCGTTGACCTCAAAGGCAAAGTACTTCGCCTGGTCAATCTGGAGTTCTACCTTGTCGGAGGTCGGCTTCTCGTAGTTGAGGCCGCCGCCGATCTCGTAGTCACGGATCGTGATGGACGGGGTGGTACGGATCTGTACGATGTCACCCTGCTGCTTGATCTCGCCCTCGTACAGGCGTGTTACCCCAAGGGCTCTTTATCCCCTGGTTCTGCCGGTTCATTTCCCGACAGTTCGGACTATATCATCACCCAGCGCGGGAGCCGTGAGGCTTCCTTCCATCCGCATGCCGGCGAACATTCCTGTAATACTCTCGCGAGTAACAGGCTGTGCAGAGGCCTCCGCGCCTTTTTTCGTAGATCACGGAATTGCATTCTCTGCACTCGCCAACGGGTGTCTGGCACTCGTGGGAACGCATGTCTGATAGGTGGCTCAGTTTGTAGAGCATTGGTTCCGGGATGTATTCCTCAATTAAGCGACCGAACTTTTTGCTTTCTTCGGTGTTCGCTTCAATGAAGAATTGACTCCCGGGGCTGCAAGTTTTCTTGCAGCGCTTCTTGAAGGCAATTCCGTGATTTTCAATAAACCACTGTATTACCTGCTCCACCTCTTCTTCTGAGCACATCGTTGCAATGTTGGTAGCGACCGAGGTTACTCGTCCATCTTTGTTGGTGTTTCGCCTGGCATGACCATCATCCATGTACCAAATGGCAATGCCTTCAGGTGTAAGCATGTCAAGCACCTGACCAGAAAGGCGCTTTTGGCCTCCCGGGTACAGCCAGCGCTTGACCTGACCAAAGTACGGATGACTGACTCCGAACTGATACGCACTGTACCTGCCCCCCGGTCCATTCTTAACCTTGGTGACATTGATCTGCCTTCCGCCTAGCGCCCATCCTAAACGCTTGGCCTTCCACTCAACATAGAGCCTTTGGCTTTCACCGTGCAGAACCCTCATTGTGCGGGATTCGTAAGGATACTTGCCTTGCCCGAGTCGCTGACGGACCTGGATATGCCCGTCACCAAGCGCCATCCCAATGATGACGCCTCGCTTTTCGCTATTCATTGCAGCACCTATTTCGTGGCACTAAGGCCATGAGGTATGAAATGCGTCCCTAGTCTCTGAACCTTCCCAAGTCCGTTTGGGCTTGGCTGCTGATTCCCGTTTCAGGGTTCCAGCAATTCACCAGATTTTACACCGACCACGATTAATCGGTGTTGGCGATTTCGGCGTAGTAGGTGTGGGCGTACAGCTTTTCGACCAGCTTTCCGCTCCATACGGAGGGGATAAAGCCAGGAGCGCTGGTGCTGGAGTAATTCGGGTGCCCTACGGCACGAGTTGGACCTGCCATGATAATTACCTCTCGGGATCGGGAACCGCGAGAAGGGGGCGGTTATCGAACGCGCCCCTCATTCAGTGCGGCAAAAATGTCGGCTTCCAGCCGCTCCCGCTCGCTCGCGCTGTATTTCCCGGCGGCCGCATCCTTGTAGAACTTCTTGATTTCCCCGTCCGTCCAGACCGTCTGCCCCTGTGGGGTCTCGGTCGCACGGCTGGTTTGGGGGTCTACTTGGTCGTCGGGAATGCGCGGCTTGGGAGCCGACTGTTGTTTTTTGAAGTCGTTGAACACGGCGGCTACGCCGTCTGCATCCAGTGCCTGTTGCGCATCCGCCAGGGTTTGCTGGCGTTGCTTTCCGGTCTGCGAGTCAAACTGGCTCAGGAAGGCGTGGAAGGCCTGATTGGCGTTGATCTGCTTCCAGTCGGGCACCAACTCTGTCAGCACGGTCCAGAACGTTGCCTGTGCCTTTTGCTGATCACGCTCCTTGATCTCGTTCAGCTGGTCTTCAAGCTGTCGAACCTTGGAGTCGTCGGTTGCCGGAATGGCTTTGCTGTCGATCATCTTCTGAACGAACAGCACAAAATCCTCGCCAAATTCTTCCTTGCCTTTCTGGATCTGCTCGTCGGTCAAGCCGCCAGGGTTGTTGGCTGGATTGGATGCCTGCTTCAGCGCATCGATCTCGCGGCCTTTCGCTTCGAGCTGACCTTTCAGTTCGCTGACTTCTCGACGCAGCGCGGGCACCTCGGCGGCGTACTTCCCACTCATGACGTTGAAGCGGTGTTCCCAGTAGGTCTCGGAACGCTTGGGCTGGTCGCCCGGCGTTTCGTCGTTGCCTTGGGAGTGCTCGTTGTCTTCGGGTTTCGGCTGGGTGTCAGCGGGTTGCGCGGCAGTGTCCGTTGCAACAGGCGTCTTTTCTTCCGCTTCCGGAGCCGCTGGCGCGGGATTCTGGAGGGCATCAAAGTGCGCTTTTGCCTCATCGGCTTGCTTCTGGACGGAACGGGGTAGTGACATTTCAACTCCTTGTGCGCTTATCTGCGCGGTGAGCCGGCAAGTGCCGGGGTTCACGATTCGGGATCACGGATTCAGCAACCAGTGGCCGCTGGTGCTGAGCGTTCGCCCACAAAAAAGCCGCCTCCCATTGCTGGTGAAGCGGCTTTGTTGTGAGGCCCGTTTCCGGGCGGTGTTAGCTAAATCGTGTTTTGACAGTCTCGGGGGCTTTTTCGATCAACTCCATCATATCCTTGTAGGCCTTGGCGCCACCCTGCTCGATACCAAAATTGTCAGGGCTGGCTTGCTCAAGACGGTCTCTGCAGACCTCTCTGCGGCGCCGGAGAATAGCCAGCAGATGCTTGCCATCCGGGGTTGCGGCAAGTCTGGCCAGGGCCTTCCAGTCCTGTTCGTTCATCGGGTTTCACCATGTTGAGGATTTCTGCGAGCAACTTACGGGCTTCCAGCGGGGTCAAAGTCTGGGTTCGCTGGGCATCCGCCTGAGTCTCGGCCACTTCGGCCTCACTCTTGGCGGCCTTGGCCATTTTCTCCTGCGCTTCGGCCTGCTTAATCATTTGCTCGAGCTTCTGCATCATCTGCCCCTGCTCCTGCTGAGAGGCCAGGTTCTCGCGCATCTTGTCCTCAGAGGGGATCAGGCCGGGCAGGTCCAACTTCTCAGCCACAGCGGCCAGCAGGTCGCGGCGGCCCTCTTGACCGATAATGCCCATATCAATCGGGTTCGCAGTCATTGCCAAGAACTCGGCGCGCATCTGGTGCGTCTGCTCACGAATCAGCATGGCGCTGGAGCCGCGAGGCACTACCGACACATCGCCCTTGATGCTGTTGTCGTCGCTGTACTGCATGTTGTGCAGCCACAGAGCCTCGATCACACGGCGAATCACGCCCCGGTCAATGTGGCGAATGGCGTCCTTGATGCCCTTGTTGGCACTTTCCATGAGCATGGACAGGCCGCTGGCTGTCTGACCAGCACCGCCCACGCGCTCATTACCGTAGGCGTAGCGGGGAATATTGGTCGCATCGTCGGCCCGGCGCTCAAACTGCTCATAAACCGTCAGCAACTCAGCAGCGTTGCTGGTTGGCTGGAAGAATCGCACCGCCGGATTGTTGCCGGTAACGGCGGAATCCTTCGTGCGCCAGACCTTCCACGGATACATGTTCGTCGGGTCTTCCGTGGCGTCCAGCCGTTCCTCGTACACTTCCACCTGCGGGCCGGAGGAAATTGCCAAGTTATTCACCAGGCTGCGGGCGGTGGCGTTACACACGTCCTGAACGTCTGCCATTAGCTCGGGAATGCCTTGGCCCCAGAATGAGCCCGGCACCGGCTGGAAGCTCGCCGTGTGGTACGGGCGGCGCTCCAGGGGATCACGGTTGATCTTCACGCGGATAACGTGACGACCAATCAGCGTGGCTTCCACCTCGTACTCGGCCAGCGGGTCTTCGATGTCGTCCGGGTTTACGCCCCACTGCAGCAGGCTGATACCTTGCGCGCCGCCGCAGTAGATCAGCGCATCGATAGTCTGGCCCTTGGTCAGCCATTCATGGCCGCGCCCTTCCAGTTCCGCGCGTTCGCCGTCCGTCCACAACCAATTGCGCAGACCGCTCTGGCCGTGCTCCTGAAGCACGTTGCGGATGGCTTCTTCGTTGTACCCAGGCGCTCCAATCAGTCTGTTCAACTGGCCCCGGGTAAACCGGCACCGCTCGATGATGTACGCGCCGTCATCAATGCTGACCGCATCCGGGCTCGGGTACAGGTCAAAGGGGCTTACCCGGTACCAGTCCGGGCGAATTTCTTTTGTCTTGACCGGCTTCCATCCCTGCATCCACGCCAGTGCGGAAACGTTACGCAGGTTGTGGCCGCGAATAATGGCGTTCGGGTAGGTAGCAAAATCCTCAATGAAGTCTGCCAGTGCGTTATCCCAGTTACCCTCGCTCAACTGGTCTTCAATCAACTCCTGGTGCCGCTCGGCGGCTTCCTCGGCCATTTCCTGCGCAGCACGGCGCACATGATCCTCGGCGGCTTTCATCACCGCTTGCGGATCCAGTGGCTGGCCAGTCTGTTCGGCCTGCATGGCGGCTTGCTGAATGAACTGACGGAATACCGGGCGCAAAAACTCAGGGGGAACGCTGGCGATCGGTGTCGGTTCCAACCCCCACGGGCGCTCGTTGGCGGGCATGAGAATGTCCCGAATCCACGACGAAGCCGCCCGACACTTGGTGGTGGTCAGCATCATAAAAATGGCGCTGCCGCCTTCTTGCTGAATTGCGGCCAGCTTTTCCGGGGAGTACTCGCCCTTGCGCCGTCTCAGGCAGTCCAGCAGGCGGCGCTCCACCTCCTGCTTGGCCATCTTGGCTTCTTCCCAGCACCGATGGATGTGCGAGCCCAGAGAACTCTCCAGCAACGCACGGCGGCGCTCCTGTTCATCCTGTAGCCGTTGTGCTTCTTGCTCATCAACGGCGCGAAGGTCCGCAGCAGATCGATACTGCAGAAGGCCCAAACTAGCCATTGGCTGCCGTCTCCCGGGTCAGAATGTCGTACATGGCCGCATCCAGAAGGCGCTTGTTATGGCGCATCTTCTGGCCGTTGCGCAGCATCGGGTACAGGTGGTCAAACAAGTCTTTCAGGGTGCCAACAGGATCTTTCTCGAAATCTTCCAGGTTCACGTTGAACGCCACGCCGAACCGGGCTTCGGTCATAAACTGCAAACGAACGCCAGGCTTGGGCTGCGTTACGCGCTTCTCGATGATGATCGGGTCAATCTGGATGTAATCCACATCGTTGCGGAACTGGCCGTTGGGTACCGGAAGGCCGGTTTTGGCAATAGCCTTCGCTACCAGTACAGCCACTTCCCGTTGCGTCAAAGTGACCGGCTTGTTCGATTCGAGAATGGCCATGGATACCTCTAGGTGTGTGCGGCCCAGTTTCCGCGACGGGCGGCTGGGCGGCTTTTGGCAAAATCGCTGCGCACGCTGCGCTTGAATATGTCAGCCCGGGCCAGCGTCTCCAGCGCCTTGGCACCGTGAGAGGCCCAATCATGGCGGGGCCGGTCTTTATAAACGCCCCGTTTCTCGTCCCATTCCTTGCGGTAGTTGTCGAGGCACAGCACGCCTTGTTCGCATGTCTGCTCATTGATCCAGCAGGATGGGAGAAACTGGCGCACGGCCTGCACGCCCTCGGCGTGGTTGCTGATTCTCGGGATGGTTTCAAACCGGATGCCGAACTGCTTGGCGACATCAGAACGGGAAAGCCCGGTACCGAGCTCTCGCACAGCCAGATCGTGCGGGCCGAAGTGCCCGCCGTAGCGGTAGCCCTTTTTGTTCAGCTGGTCGGCGTAGTACTCAATGCCTTCGCCTTCGCCTTCCAGGTAATCCACCAGGTGGACTTCCCGGCCGACAAGTTGGGCGAACCAGATGGCCATGGTGTCATTCATACCCAGATCCCAGCCGGTAAACACCGGCAGGCTCGGGTTAACCTGCACCTCCGTGGTCAGGCGCTTGTTCTTGCGCAGGAATCGCATCTGAGTGGCGTAGTACGCACCCTCGACAGACTGAGCGAACGCCTCATCCGGTGTGGATGGATACTCGCGCTGCATGTCGTCCTGCAGAACCTGGGCTTTTTTCGCATACCAGGCCTGCTGCCCGGGCGTGGTCGTAATGCCGTGCTTGGCCTGCAGATCCTCGAAATACTCCTGCAACCGAATCGGCACCATGACCGTGGCCGGGTCCATGGTGTAAGCGGGCTCCTGCCACCACGGGAAGAAATGAAACTGAAAATC